AGCGACAAGTCCCTTTCCATTTTCAGTTCCTTTAGGTCGGAGTTCGGACAGGTGAATAGCAACTCCCGCTCCATTCCTCAAAGCATGTGATGCAAAGCGCCAGCTAGCTTCAATACCTTCTGGACCCTCACAAGAATCTTGCACATTAAAAATGGTGCATGAAACTGGCAAGCGGGAAGTTGGGTCGTCGATCCAGCTTTGGACGCGACCAGTACGGGAGATAAGGTTGGACATTATTCAGAGTCGGCAGGAGGTTCAGTTTCTTCAGACTTATTGGCCTCATTAATGGCCATTTCAATAGCTTTAACAGCACCTTGAAGCATCAATGCATTGGCATCAGCTTCGCGAGAAGCTTTCTGCAGCTCCTCAAGTTGTTCGTGTAGAGTTTTCATACTAAATCAGACAAATCAGGTGGTTGATAGTTTGGTCCTTTGAGGACTTTGCCGTCCTCGCGGTAGATCGGTTTACCGTCTTCACCAAGCTTGGACATATTGGATGCATGGACACGACGCAATGCTTGCTCGATATCCCAGTTCATGTTCTCTGCGTACTGAGCGCAGACATAGATAAGGTCGGCAAGTTCTTTCAACGTTGCTTCTCTATCCTGTGGGTGCATAAGCACCATGTTTTGATCAGCTTCTATAAATTCTTTAAACTCCTCAACAATCAAATTCTTCTGCATCGAGCGGGAACTCAAAGAGTTGGGTATTTTGAAGGCGTTGCGAAACTCGATCGCCGTGTTCGATAGCAGTGACATTTTCTAATTCTTTCTCTAAATAGGTCATGGCTTTGTGGAGATCATCTATCTTGCTGTCTTTATATCCAGCACGGCAGATGTATTTAATTACGTTCCCGAGAAAGTAGTTAAGCTCTTGATCACGAATGAAGTCCCAGACTTCTATTGTGCCTCGGGTGTAGTAGGACGGGCGGGCCAATTTTTTACTAAATTACTAACGGTATTACATAGACAGAAGTTCTGATGCTGCAGAGCATCAAGGATAGTAATGAGATCTTCTTTAGATGCTTCAGGCATCATGTCTCTCATCCTACGTAGCTTGAAGCTCTGCTCCATCGTCAATTCTGTAATCGGAGGAGGCGGTCCAAAGTATTGGAGTTCGTCGCTCGAAGTCATAGTCGTCAACGGTAAGGATCTTGGCTAGTCGTGCATTTTGCAAAGCAATCTCCTCACCGAGACCCTTTTCTTTGAATGCATTGACTACGGTTTCCCAGCTGTAACCGTGTTTGTCGAACAAAACTTCTGCTCGCTTCACACCAATGCCAGGTGCACCTGCATAACCATCTGTCTGGTCACCTGCAAGTGTCTGAATGAGATGCCACTTGGCACCATCGGCTTTGTTCACAGTCAGGTGTTCGTCAAGGTTGTACAAAGATCCGGGGATCTGTCGCATGTCCTTATCGGGCGAGACTATGACATTGCCTGAAAATTTTGTGGCATAAATCCCCATGGCATCGTCTGCCTCAAGGGTGTCCATGATCACCACTTCATACTCAGTCTTGAGTTTGTTGATGACACGTTTGTAACCACATGGCTTCTTTCTGTTTCGATGTCCCTTGTATTCGGGTAAAATTTTTTTCCTAAAATTATTAGAGTCAGAGAAGAACAGGACAGGCTCACTGAACCCGCCAAACTCTCCAACGATTTTTGTGATGTCTTTGATTATATTTTTGTACGCCTCAGAAAACTTAGAGGTGACCATGATCACATCAGATCCCCAGTCAATCTCTGTCTCTGCGGCAGCGCAACCTTTATAGACAATATAATCAGCGTCGATGTACAGCTTCATCAGTGCACCTCTGCCCAATTGTTCCCGATTTTGGCTTCTGCTGCGATTGGGATTCTGAGGTTGTAATACTCTCCAGCCGCTGCAGCGCTAAATACCAAGGATGTTGATAAATCTTCTGCATGTGTAGGGTCGCACTCAAACTGCAGCTCGTCATGAACGAACGCCAGTTGTGAGCAACATAAATTTGTTTCGTTGATTGTTTGTTGGTTTAAGACCAGCCACCGTTTCGCAAGCGCTGCTGCTGAGCCTTGGAGTAGGAAGTTAAGTGCTTTGTGCGGTGAGTCGAGCGGAACTCTTCGACCGTCAATCGCCTTAATAAACCCTCGATCACCCGCAGCTTTAACAGCACCAAGGAGCGAATCAAGACCAGGGATCGCCTCAACATATGCAGCGCGAATCTCTTTACCTTTGGATTTAGCTCTAGTACTGCTGAGAGATGGGTCATAACTTAGTCCTATCTTTTGATCGCCTGCGCCATACAAAAAGGCGTAGGTCACTGTCTTCACAAGGCGGCGTGAGATGCCAATCTTGTCTGCGTTTACTTGGTGGATATCTCCGTTGAGGAGGATGTCGGCGTATCTGCCATCGTCGTAACGGGCGAGATAGTGTGCCAACATGCGAAGCTCAATGCCAGCAAGATCAGCACCGACCATGACTTGACCCGGAGTTGGTATAAATAATTCTCTGAATCGTGAGTCACTCGGTACCTGGGCAAGGTTGGGATTCTTGTGTGACATACGGAATGTCGCACACCCAACTGAACAGTGGTGATGTAATCGGTTAGCAGTCGTAGCAAGCTTGAGCCATGCGTTCGTGCCTTCCGAGATCATCCCCAACTTCTTCGTAATATCGAGACACTTGGCGAAGTCCGCGGCAATCGTAATCCCAGCGGAGGCAGTCTCCATCAAGATGGTCTCGTCGATAACAGGCTTCCCAGTAGTTGTTTTCTGGGTCGGCTTCCAGCCATAGAATGTGGAAAGGATCCATGCAATATGATCACGCGAAGTTGGGTTTAGTTCTTTGAGTCGGACTGACTCGCATCCTTGAAAGTATCCTTGGCTTTTGTTATTTCTTTTAGGATTGAACGTCGAGCCTTGGACGAAAGGGTGCCTTTCTCGTAGTACTTTTTTAGTCTCTTCCAGCTCTTTTTGGAGAGCCGATGCAAGCTGCCATGCAGCGCGTTCATTAAAACACCATCCATGTAGCTCCTGCTTAGTCATTAGTTGGGCGACTTGGTGCTCTAGTTGCACCCAGTCAGGTAAGGGCGGAAGTGTTGGCATAATTTGACGGTTACGTTTACGTCCTGTATGCAGTAGTCCTCCATCTCTTGGCTCCACTCTTTCCAATCAGTGGACTTAGCAAAGCCGCCTTTGTATTCACCTAGCCTGTAGCCATAGGACTCCAATGAGTGGCGCCCGTACAGCTGCAGTGGCATATGTTTCCACTGATGTTTCTTGTCGATACCCAGCATTCCTGGGTGGTAAAGCCTGCTCAGCAAAAGGGTGTCAATCACCTCACCTTGCGGTTCAAAAAACGAATAGACCTTTTGTATACAGGGTATGTCGAATGAAATGATGTTGTGTCCGACTATCCGATCTGCTTCCTCCAGTCTTGTAACACCTGCACTGATCGGTGGCTGAGTGCCACTGTCGTTGTACGCAAGGGTTTCGTTAGTTTCAGAATCATAGATTGCAAGGCAATGTATGTGGGTAAAATCATTTAGAAAACCGTCCGTTTCCAGGTCGAACACCAGCATTTTTCCATTGATGTGTTTTGTCTACGAACTGTGCTTTCTCAACTGCTTCAGCCGTAGGTGGATGTGGTCGGCGTAAATCTCTTTCTGTACTAGAAATCGGTAGCCGGGTTGAAATCGGGTTCAGCTTCATATTCTGTAAATTTGCAAGTTTCCAAGTCGTATGTCAGTTGTCCAGCCACGCCTGTTTCGCCAGAGTATCTATTCTTGAGGACTCTAATAGTTGTAGCAGCGTGTTCAGATCCACTTTGTTGATCCCTTTCGAGTGCGATAACTCCGTCAGAAAGTTGAGCAATGCTCGCACTTCCTCTAAGTTGTCCAATCGTAACTCTTGCGCCTTCTTCATGATTATGATCCGTCTGTGTACGGCGTAAATGAGAGACAAGGAATAGCGATATCCCAGTGCGTTCAACCAATGACCGTAACTTAGTCATTGTTTGGTCAATCATCCGCCGCTCTTCACCTTCAAGACCGCTAAGAAGAATAGACAAATGATCCAGAAAAATAATACGGCAATCGAGTCCGCTTGCCAAATACTCAATGCGATTATAGATAACGTCAGGATCATAACTACCAAAACCATCGTATAAATAGAGATTCCAAGTAGCCATTGTCCGACCATATGCTTCCTGCAAAGTCGCCTTATCATGTTCACCAATATGAAACGGTTTACCACACGCCGAGGACATTAATCCTAGGGCTGTTCGTCGATTACTTTCTTCAAGCGCCAAGTAACCAACCCGTTCGCCGCCTTGTAAGAAGTGAGTGCAAAGTTCTCTACAGAAGCTGGACTTTCCTGCGCCAGTCGCTGCAGTAATAGTGACAAGCTCACCGTATCTAACACCGTGAGTGAGTTTTTGGAGGCCTGCAAAAGGGTATTCATGGTCGCAAGGTTTTGAAGGTTGGGTAACTAAGTCGAGCAGAGATTTACCATCGACAATTCCGTCTGGTCGGTACAACACATGGTCGTAGTTACAGACGGCTCGTACTGCCTCGGTGTCCCCTGCTTGTAATGCCTCTGAGGCATCCTTGTAATCCTCTAGAGCACCGATGTAAACCTTGCCGGGTGGTAACACCTGGGCGCAGTCAATCGCGGCCTTCTGGCCTGCCTCATCGTTGTCAAAGAAAAGAACAATCTTGTCGTAATAGTTGATCCACTCGTAGTGGTTTTGGATTGCTTTCTTTGCCGAGTGTGCTCCGTTTGGAATAGAGACAACATCCCAGTTGGGTTGTGCTTCCCACACGGACAAGCAATCCATCTCACCTTCAGTGATGACAAGCTTCTTTGTCTTGTTTGTTGTCTTATGTTTGAACAGCTGCATGCCATACAGACTGTTGACTTTACCCTCACAAGTAAACGTCTTGTCCTTACCTCTTACCTTTGCTCCCTGAAGCGCTCCATCACTGCTGAAATAATAGAAGCGTAGTTGTTCTCCGAATTTGTATGCTTTGAACTTCTCGCAGGTCTGCTCTGAAATACCTCGTTTCTGCAGCCGTCCGGCTGATCCTCGTAGTTCAACATTAGTAGTCATTACTTGGTGGTTAAATGTGCCGTCATCAAACATATGGTGATGACAGACAAAACAATGTGTGTGATCCGAATAGACAGCTTTGCCATCTGACGAACCACACTGTTCGCAAGGCTCATGCCTTATAAACTCACTCTCAGGTGAGCCAGTCGATTGGGATAGTTGCATATGAAGCCCACTTGATCCCGTGCTTATCACACCAGGATGCGTAGGTTGTTTTAGATTTCTTGCTGATCGTGTTGTATGGAGCCTGAAAGACCATGCGTAGATCTATGTCTGGATTCTGTTTGATTACTTCCAAAATCTTCTTACGATCTTTGCTGTCCCAATAACCCTTAGTCTCTAACCAAGTGCCATTGGGTAAACAAAAGTCAGGCGTATAAATGTGCTGAATTACATAAGGTATCTTTATATTTTCATACTCATAAGACACCCCAAGATTGGAGAGAAGATCAGCGACCCTCTCCTCCAGCTTGGATCTAAAGGCCACCTGTTATCCAATAATCATATAATTCATCAAAGTCATTCCACTTTCAGAAGTCGTCATCGACGATTTCTTCTTGTGGTTTGGGTGTGATGTTTGGGTCTCCTGCTTTGAAGCCCTGTGTTTTGCCAAAAAGTTCTGCAACATCGCTATCGCTCAGGTCGCCAGTGTCAACACCAGCAGCACCGCTGAGCGTAATGACTTGGATACCTTGCAGCTTCAATGACGTGCCATAGGTGACACCATCCTTGAGGATGTAAGGCTTTTGGTAGAAAGCCAGCTTGACTTTCGATCCTGAATACAGAGGTGTGCCGTTGTCTACAACAGGCGTGCCTTCAGTATCCACAACAGGTGGTTTGGTCTCCTCATTCCAGGAGAACTTGACTTTGTACTTACCGTCAGCGACTTCTTCCCAAGGCTCAGGGCGCAGGACGGATCGCTTTGGGTTCTTGAGTTTTGATTCAGCCCACTTAAGGGTTTCGACTCGATCATCCTCAAGCTTGCTCACCATCTCTGCATCAACGACAGCAGACAGGGAGTAGCCGTATTGGGAAGGTTTCAGTACAGCCTGATATCCCTCAAGGACAACAGGCTCTTCAGTTACGAAGGTGGTTCGTGCCATTAACAAAAAAAATAAGTTGATTCAATTACCCTTTCAGGTTCAAGGTCGCCAATAATTGGCGGTTCAGTCTGTGCGCCGATCTGTTCTGCCCACTCTTTCAAGTAGGTTCGATCAGCAAACAGTTCCATATATGTTTGCCGGACAAGATCCGATAGCTGACCCATATCGACAGCACGTGCAAGCACCGAGTCGTGTATGAGGGCCAGCGGTGCTCTGAAACGTAGTGTTGTGAGATGGAGCAAGCTTGCATCTAATGAATGGATAAGGTTGGGAGCTGTAGCGTTTTTATGGTGTGCAATATCTACGGTGTCTGAGTCTTGAGTTGCTACGTGCAGTTTGACCGTACCTAACAATTCCAGTTCAATTCTCTCTACTTCCTTTTTCATCAGACGTTGAGTGACTACAAAGCCAGATGGTGTTGTCCATGTCAGCTCTGTTGCACCACGTTTGATTGCTGCTCCAACCTCTGACTCAATCCATTTCATGACAGCCATAGGTCCAGGTACAACCACATCCATTGCGTTGCGTACCGCTTTGACTGTTGCTGTTAGATCGTCTTTCTCTACATCAACACCCTTGTCTTTTAGCGCTTCACGGATGTAGCCACGATTGCTGAAAGGCTTTGCGTTGTATGGAACAGTCATCACTGTCCTTTTTGTTGTCTTTCTGTCCATGTGTGGACGGATGACAGCAGGACAATTTGGCTCAGCTTCTACAGCTATTACTTTGTATGCGTCTTGTGGTCGGTCACTCGGTAAGACATTAACGAGCCGAGCAGTTGATGCGTCTTTTGCAAGACCAGCCAGGATCTGCAGACCACTACAGGTCGCATCCACAGCAACAGGCAGAGAAGTGTGAGAGCGATCACACTCAATAACACAATGATAGTACTCATCACACGCAGCTAAGAACGTCCATGGTTCATCTGCATCTGCCCAATCAGATAGGTTCCTGATTGGATCAGTGGCAACTCTTTTGATTCGATCTTTGTTTGCTTCTGTCCAATCAAGACGCTCTCTCATCGTTGCTTTGTCTAGCCCAAACGTAGTGGCACACTGGAAAGCCAGCCAACCCTCTGCATCTGGTGTGACATAAGCTTGCTCGTAGAACTTGAGCAGACTTTTACCAAAATCAGTATCTTGTGGTGTAAGAAAGGCAGGTACTGGATAACACCTGCCTCTGTAATCAAACGAAAATGGACAGAAGAATTTCTTCTTGTCCTTGAATATCTTTACAGCATTCATCGTCATCCGTGTACGACACGAACGTTGATATGCTTGTGCATTGATATTCA